TCTGGTTGAGCGCCATCAAGGCGTCTTGAGATACGGACGCGGAAGGTGTTTCACCTTCAGCCAGTACGCCAAGCAATCGCAACGCTCTATTGATCTGATCGCCAGCGGTATAGATGGCCATGTTTACGCTCCTTGTTCTGCCGCCTCAAAACTGGGTCGGGCACGACGACGTTTGACTTCCAGTTCATTTGTAACAGGAGCCGCTTCTTCAGACAGCGTGGCTAAAGTATACCTTGTCCAGCCATTTTTTTCATCTGCTACGGCCTCCATATCACATATAGCGACTTTGGTGCCGTGCTTGGGGTGTTTCAGGTAGATGACCATAAGTCGCCTCCAGGTTGTTGACGCAAAAAGGTATGGAAGTTTCCAAGGTAAGACTTGTCTTGAGAATGGTGATCCAACTGCAAATCTGGCACTAACCAGATGTCGCCGCCAAGTGCTTCCCACCGGCGGGAAAAGGCGTAATCCTCGCCCCACCACAACCCTTCATGGGCACCGTGGTTAAACAAATCAACACTCATGCGGTATTTTTCACCGTAGCAAAGCTCAGGATGGACGGTCATAAATTTGTCCACCGCTTCCTTGGTAATCTTTAAAAAGCCAGCAGGAACCATTCTGGCTTTGATGCAGCCGTCGGCGCGGGTCATGGGCGTACCTTCTGGCGTACTGTGAATCGTACCCATGTAACTGACTTCATCAGCCTTAAACCGGTATGTACCGGCCACCACATCGCCTTCAGTTTCAATTAGTTTGATCAGATCAGCAGGTCGCCAAGAGATGTCATGGTCAATGAACACAATCACGTCAGCTTTGGCGTCTAAGGCTTTTCTAAGCATCGTTGCGCGAGCTGCTGAAATGTAAGGGTTGCCCACTTCGTTGACCATGCCTTCTTCCCAGCCATGCGCGGCTAGCAAAGGCAAAGATGCCTCAAGGCTGTCCAAGCATTGCTGGTAGGGGCGTTTAACAGTAGGGAGACAAAAAACAACTTTCATTTTTGGGCGACCGCCATGAGGTTATAGTTTTCAAGACGTTTAACAGTAACTTTGCTGAATCCAGCAGCCACGCAGGCGTCGTGCAAAGTTTGGGAGACAAAACCGTTTCGGTGCGCCATATACGGCATCAAAGGCAACAATTGACGCAAGCCGTACATCAAATCCAAACCAGTTACCGGCCCACAAGGCGCGGTGTAAAGTGGTTCTTCAGTAGCCCTGACATCTTCAAGATCAGGAACAAAAATAAGGGCAAACCCTTCAGGGTTCAATACTCGTACAAATTCACGCAGTGCAGCATCACCCTCATGGGGCACAAGATGCTCAAGCGCGTGGGAACAATGAATGGCGTCGTAGGTGCCAATATCCCCCATGTCGGCCATGCTAGCAAGAATGTCAGGCTGATTATTTGGGGAAATATCCAGCCTGACTTCTTTGTAGCGACCTACAGCCCATTCGGGAATAGGGTCACCACCACACCCAACGTGCAGTAGCGACCCTTCCTTCATTAAGCTGCACCTTTCCACAGACCCAGACCGGTCAAGCAAGCTGCGACTTCGGCGCAGAAAACTGACAGGTTTGTGGACACGGAAATGTAGGAGGCAACTGACACAACAGAAGCAGCTTGAATAGCCGCTGCGCGTTGTACCACAGGGGTTGCGCCGTAAACACCAATCGTTGTGGTGGACGCGCCACCAATTTGCAACGATTGACCAGTACGGCCTACGTTCAGAACTTCGCCGGTATTGCCATCACCAACTTGTTCGCCATCACCAATTTTTGGAAGTGCCATGATAAATATCCTTTAGAAAAATTAAGCTCCGCCCTTCCACAGGCCGAGGCCGGTGAGAGTAGCGTTGACTTCAGCGGCCCAAGCCGCCAAATTTGTGGACACAGAAATATAAGATGCCACCGACACAACAGACGCTGCCTGAATAGCAGCAGCCCGTTGTGTAACAGGTGTAGTCCCATAAAACCCTACTGTGCCACCAGAGGCTTTAGTGTTACCGATGATTGCCGCATCCAACTGAGGGTCGGAATAGGCAACACCTACTGCTTTGGTATTTGGCATGGTTTATCCCCAGATGCGGCAAGCCATTTGCGGGCGGATGGTGCTAAAGCCGTACAAAACGTCAATACGGCAAGGCATACGGTCGTTGTTGATGTCGTACTGACGAACAACGCGCAAGCTGATACCGTTATGGACAGCGCGAGCAGCCATATCAACACCTTGGGGCAGCAACAAATCGGCGGTCGCAAAAGTGATCGCATCTTTGTGGTAGACCAAGTTCTGAGCGTACTGAGTAGAAGCTGTACCCACAAACGTCACTGTTTTAGCGGCGGTAGGGAAGCTGTCAACAGTAGCCAAAGCGTGTGCTGATGTGTAGATCGGAGCAACAGTCACAGTCCAATCACCTGCCACTGCGGTAGCAGCAGACAAAGCAACAAATTGGAACAGTGAGCCGGTTGTTTCACGAGTCTGTGGGTTCACAGCATAGCAGTCAGCAACGGTAAACACGTCGCCAGCAGCAATGGTGGTAACCACAGAACCTTGAGTCAACACAATAGTTGCTTGACCTTGAGTGGCCACAGTGGTTTTCACAGTGGTGGCAGCAGTTGCGTCGCGGCTACCGCAAGTGTGCACTTTGATTGACTGAGACATGTTGACTTCATCGAAGCCCAACACGCCAGTGCCCATCATGCCGTTGCGGAATTGTTTGCTGACAGTATCGGTCGGGTTAAACAGACCTTTCATGCCTTCAACCAAACCAGCGTTTGCAGCAGGGTTGACGGTAGCGTAACGTGGTGACATCACAGCAGCGTTCTCGTTCAGCTTCTGCTGGGCTTGCAACAGCACCAAGGAAGTAGAAGGAGTGGTGCCAGGTGTGCCAACGGTGTTACCGATGGTTTTGTACGCATTGGCAACGTCAGCATCAATGCTGGAGGCCAACTGGCTGATACGAGGCTTAAGAACACGTTCTGCGAAGTCGTCCAATTGCATGGTCAATTCAGCAGATGTGAAGTTTACGCCAATGTGCTTTTGTGAAGCAACTGACAGAGTGGTGTACTGTTCGTTGTCGTCCTGAACTTGCAGGGCGGCACCGTCAGTGACCAAAGCGCGGTCAGGCAGGCGAATACGCAGGGTAGAACCAATCTTGGCACCTTCGACAGCAAAGCTGTCGTCGTACTGACGGTTCACGTTTCGGGTGAGCACCAGGTTGTTCTCGAGAATCTCGAGAGCTTTTCGGGTGATCATGTCGATCGTTAAGATACTATTAGACATGGAAAAAATCCTTTAAAAAATTAGCGGTTGGCTTGTGCTTCCCACTTCTTCCGTTGTCTTGCTCGGTCAGCTTCAATCCACTGCGAATCGGTCATGGTCTTGGTAGACCGTGGATCAGTAGTGTCATAAGCTGGGCCTCCGGTGGAGCGAGCTGTAACAGGCGAAATCGGTGCTGGCGCAGACGTGGTTCGTTTCACGGGAGGATCGGTGGCCAACTTGGCCTCAATTCTCCCAATTTCCTTGGCCTGCACGAATGGCGCAAGACGAGAAATACGATCTGCTTCCTTGGGGTTAGCACCGAGGTAGTAAGCTACTTCAGGGCCAATGTCCGAGGCTTGGATCGTCTGAGCCATCACGTTGGTGATCGGCAACTTGGGGTTGTAGGCGACTTGTTCAAAATCGTCGTACTTCGTCCGAGCTTCCTCTTCCTTTTCGTGATAAGTCTCAAGAATCGCAGATTGCTGCCTTGCTTCTTCTCGCTGGGCTAACAGTTGTTCGGCTTTCTGATATGCCAATGCGTCTGCATAGGCTTCAGGGCTTTCAAACTGATCTACCGGCGGGACGTTTGCTGGCGCTCTCAGCGTCTGGGCTTCCGCCTGACGTTGGGTCTGCTCTCTTTCCCACTTACGTTGCTCTCTTGCAAGCCTTTTGCCAATTGCTGCATCGAGTTCTTCTTGGGTAAAAACCCTCGATTGCTCTTTTGCTTCATCAGCGACTTCCGGCGTTTGGTTAGCTTCCTGAGTGGCCGTCACTTCTGGAGCTGGCGCGGAGTCTACTTCCGCTAAGGGTTGTTGGACTTCTTCAGTCATTTTTGAATCTCAATGATTCCCTGGTGATCGCACCAGTACGGTTTTCAGCATTATGCTTGAATTTGGGCTGTTTACGGCGGTTTGTTTTTCAAACATGATTAACAATTAGTAGCGCCAGCAAATTCAGGCAATGTTTTCAAATGTTCATAGGCTTGTGCAATTGGATTTGCGCCATTTAGTTCATAAACGCAAGTGTGTGTGCTACCAGCTATAGCTTCATCTGCCGCCGTTGCATGAACACTTACGCCATAAGACATACTTGTTTTTTCACAGTCAACCCGCCACACACGATGGTAAGCATTGTTTAACCGTATGCCTTTGAAAAAAATTGATTTTGAAATAGCCATTTTTTTTCCTTAAGTTTGTGTTCCAACAACTGTACCGTCAGTATCACTTGTCGGTGCAGAGGTAGCTTTAATACGCAATTTGCCGCTTGTATCAACCCATAACCAGTTTTGAGCTACGCCGCTATTTTGGGAAAATTTAAGGCTATTGTTTTCCCAATTAAAACTAGCTCCAGCATTAAATTCATGCCCGTTGCTTACACCTTGAATAAATTGAGTTTGACCAGTCCATCCAACACGAATGCCATCAGTTCTAAACATAGAACTTTGCTTGTAAAGACTATTGTTATAAGTGGTCAGGTAACAGGCAGCATTGGCGTTTTGATACGAACAAGTGGGTGAGACCACAACCAAATCTAATGGATATGTGGTTGTATCAAAATCAACATCAATATCGGGCCCAGTTGTACGTTGAGAAATAATTCTTGTTTGGTTAAAAGTTATGCTCCATGTGCCAGTAGAAGCATTCCTACGACCAAAAACCAAACGTGCGTCCGCTAAACCACCACAAGAAACACCACTTCCACTGACAGCCAATCTTCCCGCAATATCAAATCGGAAAAAGTTAAATGTTGATCCAGCGTCGCTTCCCGCATTGTTTTCGTACAAGTAACAATTGGTAAATTGTAAGTAAAAAATTGTTCCGCTAGTCACACTAATTGCGGGAAATTTAAATGAGTTTTCAAATTCACATGAAATAAATGTTGCCCCACATTCAGCAGCCCCACCAGCGCTAACAACGTGTTGGCTTACTGAGTTGTTTGATTGGCAAGCAAAAAACGTAATTGAATCATTTGTATTATTGTTTAAATAATAGCTAATGTCATTTTGTTTCAGCGTCAAATTACCAAAATAAGACAAGAAGCAGCCATACAAATCTAAACCTTTAGCAAAGCCTTCAATGCGGCAAAATTCAACATTAGCTTGTATGCTTGACCCACCAGCAATATCACCAAAAACACGAATACCAACACCAGTTCGTGAGCCTCTAGCGCCAATTGTGTTTCTCTTTATGTACAGGTTGCCAATGTACGGTTGATTGTTTGTTGCAACATTGATTGCATTGCCTGTGTGATCTGAAAGAATAATTGAGGCATATTGTTGAGCGCCCACTAATTGAATTACATCATCTGTAATGTTGATTGCGGTTGTTGTTCTGTAAGTGCCAGGAGGCAAATAAACAGTACCGCCACCGTTAGCTATCGCCGCAGTAATAGTTGCATTTATAGCTGCTGCGTCGTCTGTTGTCCCGTTACCAACCGCACCATAATCAAGAACATTAAACGGTGCGCCAGTAATTAACGAATATGAAACTTTTGTAAGAGCCATGATTTACCATCCTGCTAGGGTTATATATTTCTGACCGTCATCACCACAGTCAGACAAGAATTCATCTTTTTGCTCTGCGGAATAGTTGCGGCATTTTGTGCGTTTGAGTTCTTCGCCAACAAGTTCAAGCCAAGTAGCTTCAAGCGTATTGGATTGTGTGTCATGGGTTACAGAAGCAAGATAACTCATGCTGTTACTCCTTTGATTACTGCAAAATTGAACACGGGTTGTTCAACTGTTATGCCACCCGTTGTTGCAAAAGTTATTCGAAAGCTACCCGCAGCGGTAGCCGTGACAAATATCTGGTACAGATCAGTACCTGACTTTTGCGTTACATGAACAA